GCCGCCCTGGCCGCGCCCCTGCCCTATAGGGGGATAAGGTCACACCGGGCCCGCCATGGCGGATAACCGCGAGCGGTTATTCGCCCTACGCCAGGACCACGCCACACCCGTCCGCAGGGCGGATAGCGCCACAGGCGTTATCCGCCGCCACACCTGTGGGGAGGTGACTGTTTTGACACATGCCAAAAGAGGGATGGATAGGCTAGAGCCCCTATAGCACTAAGGCTCCAGCCGAAGAGGAGCAGTGCGGGTGTTTGGAAAATATCGATCAGGATTGAGCAAGGAATGATAGATATTGATCGATTATTGACGCCGAATGAGCTTCAAACCATCCAATAGCTGGCCCAAACCACGCGCCCGACAATATCCAGGTCTTGCAACTGCTCTTTGGGCACAGTCATTTCTGTGTACGCCCGATTCTCGCTTATGATCGCAATCGATCCGTCAAACCTACGCTGTAGGCGCTTGGCATACAGGTGATCCTGGAGCCGGATGACGTAAACAGCCTCGTCCCGTACCTCTCGATACGAGTGGTCAACCAGGACGGTATCCCCATCGGACAACAACGGCTCCATTGAGTCGCCGCCAACGCGGACAGCTGAGAGGTTAGCGGTGTCGAGCCCCTTCTTTCTCAGGCTGTACCTGGTAAACGCCAGCTTCGTCAGTTCTCGGGCTCCCTCTGTCCAGGAGCCATGTCCCGCGCTTACTTTCGTGTCATACAACGGGATGTAGGCATAGTCGGGGGCTCCCGCTGGGCTAGCGGCCTCTGGCGACTCGCCCCCCGTACTCCCCGATGCACTCTGTTTGCCGGCGATCAACCAATCCAAGGATACGCCTGCCGCCTCCGCTATAGCCGCACAGCGGGATGCCTTTGGCTCGCTATCACCTGTGAGGTAAGCCTCCAAGGTGCTTCGGGGGATAGCCGTTTTCCGGGCGAGGCTATCACCGTTTCCGACTATGTTTGCGCACTCACGAATGCGGGCCGCAAGGCTGTCTGTCATTTCGCTTTCTCACCTGAGGAATACGAAACCTGGACGAAACTAGGTTTCTGATTTCGTATTCCGAAAAAAACCATACAAATCAACGATATGGTCAATTTCAGAACCTCGAATGCCGAAATTCAGCAAACGAAATTCCGTTTTCGGTTGATTGGTCTTCCGAAAACGACTATGTTTATGCCCTAAGTCACGTTAGACAACCCAAGTAGTCGCCCTGCATGGCGGCTGAAATGGAACGTAGGCATGAACAGAACCGAAATCCCACGCGACAACAACGTCCGCTGGGAGTGGATCAAATACCAACTCCGCGCCAGGGGATCGTCCCTGGCCGAGGTGGCCCGCTCCCTCGACGTCTCCAGCCCGGCAGTCAAAAACGCCAAGCTGAACCCCTACCCTCGGGTAGAGCGCGCCATCGCTGCCGTGCTCGACCTCAGCCCCCTGGTGCTGTGGCCTGAGCGCTGGCTCGACGACGAGAATCCGAAGCGGCAACGGCCGAATCGTTCGGAAACCCTCAAGGCATATGACAGTGTCATATGCCGATCCGGGAAAAATACCAGATACGCTGACCAAGCGCAGCGTAAAGCCGACGCGGGGGCTTGAACATGGCCCGCCGCAAAGACGACCGCACCCTGGACATCTTCGATGTTCCGCAGCCAGCTCGCGCTATACCCGGTGAGTGCAACTACGCCGCCCAGGTCAGCGAGCTGGTCAGCGAAATTCTGAAGGCTTGCGACCTTGACCGTTACGAGGTCGCCGCCCGCATGTCGCGCCTATCTGGCGATGACGTGAGCAAGAACATGCTCGACGCCTGGTCGAGTCCCGCCCGAGCTGATCACAACCTGCCTTTCTACCGCGCCGCCCTCCTGGAGGACGTCTGCGCGAGCCACCTGCTGACCAACTGGCTGGTCGATGTGCGGGGCGGCCGCGTGGCCTATGGCCGAGACGCACTGCTCGCCGAGCTGGGCCGCTTGGAGCGGACCCGCGAGGAAGCTAGCCGGCAGGCGCGTGAGCTGAAACGAATCCTGGGGGAGCCGTGATGACAAACATCGACCTCAAGCCGCTGCTCGACAACCTGCGGAACGCCACCGAGTTCTGGAATGCAGTTAAGGAGTCAGGGCCGAACCAAGACACCATCGCCGATGGCTCATTTTCGGATGCTCGCGAGTGGCTCACCGCTGCCGCCCTTGACCTTGGCAGAGCCCTGGTCGCTCAGCGTGAAGCGGTAACGCAGGAGGACTCAGTTGACGGGAGGCCTCTCGCTATCGAGTGCCCAGCGTGTGGGGAACAGGAACTGATGCCGGGCGACCTTTGCGCCTGCGGGTATGAAACCGATCCGGCAGCCGGTTACGCATGTTCCGAATGTGACGGCTCAGGCGACGGTTGTGTCGGCGAGGTCTGCCGCGAATGTGATGGCAGTGGCTGGTTCGTACGTCCGACCGCCCAGGGCGACGGAGGCGACCATGAGTGAATGGTTCTCCGCACAGCAGCTCGCCGGCCTGCCAGGCCTCGGCTCGACTGATCGAGCTATTCAACTGCGCGCGAAGAGGGAGGGCTGGACCAGCCAGCGTCGCGTCGGCACCAAGGCTATCGAGTACCACATTTCGGCCCTGCCGAAGGAAACCCGCGCCGCGCTGCTGAACGCCGCCCTGGGCGAGGTGGCCACCAAGGTGGTCCGCCAGGAGACGCAACTGGCCCTGGTCGAAACCAACCGCCAGCAGCTGGTCGCCGATGCCCGCCAGGGGGTGCTGCACGCCCTGGACCTGATGATGGCCCGCACCGGCTACAGCCGGAAACGCTCCATCACCCTGATGCTGGACATGGCGCGCCTCGGCCAGGTCGAGCCGCAACTGCTCGCCATGCTCAAGATGGCCCGCGATCCTCGCGGCCGCCCGAGCGCGGATGGCCTGCCGAGCGTGCGCAGCCTGGAGCGCTTCCTGGACCAAGCCGAGCGTGGCGCCCTGGTGCCGAAGGTCCGCCGCCCGGACATGAGCGTTCCCGACTGGGCGCCGGCATTCATGACGATCTACCAGGGGCCGGAGAAGCGCAGCGCCCGCGCTGCCCATGCACTGCTGGAGAAGCACTGGCAGGGGCAAATGCCCAGCCTGGACCAGGTCTATGCGTTCCTGCGCAAGGTCGGCAACGTCAGCCGCGAGGTCGGGCGCATGGGTGAGCATGAAATCAAGGCACTGCGCCCGTTCATTCGCCGCGACTTCACCAAGCTGCTCCCGACCGACGTCTATTCCTGCGACGGCCACACGTTCGACGCCGAGGTCCAGCACCCGATGCACGGCCGGCCCTTCCGGCCGGAAATCACCACCATCATCGACATCCGTACCCGTCGAATTCCGGGATGGTCCACCGGCCTGGCCGAGTCGGCCCTGGTGGTTGTCGATGCCCTGCGCGACGCCTGCACCAAGGGCGGCATTCCGGCCATCTTCTACGTGGACAACGGCTCAGGCTACATAAACCACATGATGCGCGACGAGGCGGTCGGCCTTATGGGCCGCCTGGGCATCGACATGAAAAACAGCCTGCCCTACAACAGCCAGGCGCGGGGCGTGATTGAGCGCGTCCACCAGAGCCTGTGGATTCGGGCCGCCAAGGAACTGCCCGGATACATCGGCGCCGACATGGACCGCCAGGCCAAGCTGGCCACCTTCAAGCTGACTCGCCGGGCCATTGCCAAGGGCGGCACCATGCCGCTGATGTCCTGGGAATCTTTTGTCGCGTTCTGCGAGCAGCAGATTGCCGAGTACAACGACCGGCCGCACAGCAGCTTGCCGCGCATCGTTGACCCGAACACCGGTCGCCGCCGGCACATGACCCCCAACGAAGCGTGGGCGCTGCACGAAGCCGATGGCTTCAGCCCGATGCGGGTCACCGACGACGAGGCCCGGCCGCTGTTCCGACCCCAGGTGCTGCGCACCGTCCGCCGCTGCGAACTGGAGTTCATCGGCAACCGCTACTTCGCCCGCGAGCTGGAGGAATTCCACGGCGACCAGGTGGCCGTGGGCTACGACATCCACGACGCCAGCAAGGTGTGGGTCTACGACGGCGAGGGCCGCTTCCTTTGCACCGCAGAGCTGAACGGCAACAGCCGCGACTACATGCCGGCTTCGTATGTCGAGCGTGCCCGCGAGAAACGCGCAGAGGCCCGCGAGAAGCGCGCCCTGGCTCACCTCGACGAGATTCGCGCCGAGCGTGACGGCGGGTATGCCCTGGAAATGGATGCGCCGCTGTCCATCCCCGGCCTCGGCACGATCACCCCTGAGCAACTCCGGTCGCGCAGCGCCGCGACCCTCGAAATGCAGGCCGAACGGATCGACGAACCGCGCCCGGCCGCAGCCACCGCCCAAGCCACCACCGCCCAGGTCTTCACCCTGCCGACCGCTCCCGCCCAGCGCTACCGGCAGTGGTGCGAGCTGGCCGAGCGGCAGCGCTCCGGCCAACCCATCGAGCCGGACGCCGCCCAGTGGTTCGAGGTTTACCCCAAATCCAAAGAATTCGCCGCCCAGCAGCGGCAAGCATGAAAGGAGCTGTATTCATGACCACCCCGAAAACCACCCAACTGGCCAGCGGCATGGCCGACATCGCCAACATCGCCCTTTGCGATATCGCCCTGGAGAAAGCGCTGTCGCGTACCTCAACCTTGCCCGGCCTGGTCTGCTTCTACGGCCCGTCCGGCTTCGGCAAATCCGTTTCGGCCGCCTGGGTCGCCAATCGCCGCCGCGCCTACTACGTCCAAGCCAAAAGCGTCTGGACCCGCAAGCACACGCTGAAGTCGATCCTGGGGGAAATGGGCATCAAGCCGGCCGGCACCATCCCGGAAATGGCCGACCAGATCGCCGAGGAACTGGCCGCCAGCGGCCGCCCGCTGATCATCGACGAAATGGACCACCTGGTCGCCGCTGGCCAGGTCGAGCTGATTCGTGATCTGTACGAGTCCAGCCAAGCCTCCATCTTGCTGATCGGCGAGGAAATGCTGCCGACCAAGCTCAAGAAGTACGAACGCTTCCATGGCCGCGTTCTGAGCTGGGTTCCGGCCCAGCCAGTGTCCCTGGAGGACGCCCGCAACCTGGCGCCGGTCTACAGCCCCGGAGTGGCTATCGCTGACGATCTGCTCGCGCACCTGGTGAAGAAGTCCCTGGGCTCTGTCCGTCGCGTCGCGGTGAACCTGGAGCAGTTGGCCGAGGCCGCCACCGTTCAGGGCCGGCGCGAGCTGGAACTGGCCGACCTCCAGCGCCTGAACCTGGAGCTGTACACCGGTGCGGCCCCGAGCCCGAGGACTTCGAAATGAGCCTGGGCAAAAACCCGGCTCACCTGTCCATGGTCGGGGGCAAGAGCCCCCGCCAGCAGATGTGGGAAGTCATCCGGGCCAACCGCGAAGAGTTCACCGTCTACCGCGTGGCGCGCCGCTCCAACCAACACGACAAGACCGTCGAGAAGTATGTCGCCTGCCTGCGCCTGGGCGGCTACGTCGAGGCGATCCGGGGATTCAAGCGCGGCGAAGAGGTCGTTTTCCAGCTGGTCCGCGACAACGGCGTCGAGGCACCGAACCTGAATGCCGATGGCAAGCCATCCCAGCAGGGTTACACCACCGAGGCGGTCTGGCGGACGTTGCGAATCCTCGGCCCATCGACCCCGGAACAGATCGCCGCATCGGTGGCGGCCTCGGGCACGCCCGTGTCGCCCAGCACCGTTCAGCGCTACTTCATCGACCTCCAAAACGCCGGATACCTGACCCGCAACGGCCGCCACTACGCCCTCAAGCCGGGCCGCTACACCGGTCCACGGCCGCCCATCGTCCAGCGCGAGACGCGCCGCCAGGTCTACGACCCGAACCTGGACCAGGTCATGTGGAGTTCGCACGGCGAGTACCAGCACAACCGGAGCCGTTCGCGGGGCGCTGCCCAGGCTGGCGTGGCGGATACCGAAGAGAACAACGAATCAGGCGGCTGAGGCCCTGATGAAGACGGTGCCGAGGGGTGGCCGCCCCTCGACACCTACCACCACCCGGAAGGAGAGGAGCCATGCAAATGCATGCACAGCAAGGCGGTAGCGCCGCGAAGGCTAGCACAAGCCACTTTCGCGGCACTACGAACATTGAGGAGTACATCCGCGACATGGCGAGCCGTGGGTTCAGTCGTCGGGCCGTGAGTAAGGCCCTGGGTATGCAGTCGCGGAAGTTCAAGGAACTCCTGGAACTCCTGCCAGAAATGGACTGGGTGCCTCCTTGTCAGTCGTGGGACCGCCTGCGCGCTGACCAGGAGAAGAAGGGACGCAAGTGTCCGATGACAGAGGGGCGTCTGCGCTCGATTGTCGCGGCGAGGCGCGCCGCGAGGGCAAAACACACCCGCTACACCGCGTTTGGTGTAACAGCCACCTTGCCGGAGCTGGTGAGCCAGTTCGGCCAGGTCACCGCCGCCACCGTGCGCATGCGGTTGGCCAAGGGAATGCCTCTGGAGCAGGCCCTTGCCTCCGTGCGCAGCGATCCTTGTGGAAGGAAGATCGCTGATAGCCATCCCTGGAAACAGGAGGCGCACCGGGGGGCTATCAATCACCTTGAGCGTCAAACCGCTGCAATGCAGGAACGCGTTCAGGGGGAGCGCCTGGACCGAGCGGCCTCACTGCTGAGCCAGGAGGTGCCGCCATGCGCCGAACACTGATCCCCATCGGCATCTTCCTGGCCCTCGGCCTGCTGCTGATCCTGGCCGGTGATGCCCTGATGCTCGGCCGCCGCCTCATTGCCTGGCAGTGGGGGTGCTGATGGAACGCGCAATCGATCTGTCGGCCTGGGGCGAGCGTCCGCCTGTCTTCGTCCAGTTGCTGGCCGCCGAGGTGGCCCGCAGCAGCCAGACGAAGGCCGGCGAGGCAATCGGCATGAGCCGTTCGACCGTCAGCACCATCCTCGCCAACCGCTACCCGTCGCCCTCGACGATCCGCGTCGAGCGCCGCGTCCTGGCCGCGCTGAGCCGTATTGAATGCCCGGCCTTGGGCGAGGCGGTGACCTCGGTCGAGTGCAGCGAGTACCTCCAGCGGCCGGCGCCGCTGAACAACCCCGTCGCGATGCGCTGCTGGAAAGCGTGCCGCGCCTGTCCACGCAACCCGCATACCGCCCCCATGAAACGAGAGGAACAAGGCCATGAGAACCGCATTGCCCTTGAAAGTCTTGACGCCTGACCTGGCCCGGAGCCTGCGCACCTTCAACGACGCCGCCCGGCTGCTCCAGCGCATGGGGGTCCGCCTTCATCGCCTGGAGCCGGCAGAGGGGCGCGTGACCATCGCCGCAGATGACGCCCGCCAGCTCTTGGAGAAAGGCTACCTGATGGGCTTCCAGCGCGACGCCTCGGCCGGCAGCACCCGTTACATCACCCGCTTCCAGGGCATCACCCTGGCCTGGAGCGAACCGATCAGCTACCGCGACTTCGCCGGCAGCAACCCCGTAATTCACTGAACAGGAGAACGCCAACATGGCACCGAAGAAACGTCTGAAATCCGCTGCCGCCGTCTACGTCCCGCAGACCCGCGAACAAGTCATCAGCGATATCAAGAACATCGGCGACCTCCAGCGCGAGCTGGCCCGACTGGAAACCGCAATGAACGATGAAATCGGCCAGATCACCGAGCGCTATTCGGAGCCGGCAGAAGACTTGAAGAAGCGCCTGGCGGTCCTCCAGGGCGGGGTCCAGTCCTGGTGCGAGGCCAACCGTGCCGAGCTGACCGACAACAACAAGGTCAAGTACGCGAACCTCACCACCGGCGAGGTCCAGTGGCGCATCCGTCCCCCGTCCGTGACTGTGCGCGGCGCCGATGCGGTTCTGGAGCTGCTGCGCAGCAAAGGGCTTATCCGCTTCATCCGCACCAAGCAAGAGGTGAACAAGGAAGCGATCCTCAACGAACCCGAGGCCGTCCAGGGGCTTCCGGGGCTGACCGTGAACTCCGGCATCGAAGACTTCGCCATCGTGCCTTTCGAAGCGGAGGTGCAGTAATGGGCGTCCTGACCGAAATGAAGTGGCCGAAAACCACACTGCTGGACTTGCTGAACGACGCCGAGCGGCTCGACGTGGACCTGTTCGACGTCGTCCATCTGGAGTTGAACAGCGGCCGGGACTACCTGGTGGCTGTGATCACTGGGGAGAAAGCGGCCAATGCCGCCGAACTGCTGGAGCGGCTGCGCTCCAAGGACGTGTGACATGGCCCGCAACCGCGCGCAACAGCTGTGCATCGTCACCTTGGACTATCAGCGCTTCCTGTTACCCCAGGCTGATGCACTCAAGCTGATAGACATCATGAGTCGAGCCGCAGAGGTTCAGGCCGACTACGCCTCTGGAGCTGGGTTCAAGTACACCGTCGGCGAAGTGCCGGAAGTCGAGTTGACGATAGTACGCCCCAGTCAATTGGTCATGCCGCAGGCCGAGCCGGCCCCAGCTACACCACGCGCTCGCCGGAAGTCTCCGGCCCAGGTCACGCACGATGCCATTCGGCTGCTGGAGGGGCTCTGATCATGACCAAGACGTTCGCCATGTGCCGCATCGACGGCCTGATCGAGCTGCGGGAAGAGCACCCAGGCGAGGGCTATTTCGCCCTTGCCGTGGGCGAGCTGGCCAGCGTGCGGGCGGCGGTCTTTGCAACCGCTGAGCCGCACCAGGTGGGCCAGAAAGTCGCCCGGCGAGTGCCGGGTGTGAGCCCCGACGCCACCGACCGCGAGAACCTGGGTTCCATCGCCCGGTACATCCAGACCCTGGGCCAGCAGGATCGGCCCGGCTTCCGTGCGCTGGGGGTGTGAAATGCAGCAGTCCAACCCCTTCAATCACCCCGGACAGAGCTACGGCGCCGTAGACGTCGATAGCCGACTCCGCGCCGTTGCCGGCTTCGACCTGGAGCAATGCCGCGCCGCGCTCGCGGTCACCGGCCTCCAGAAGATCGTCGAGCAGAAAATTCGCACCCGCATCCGCCAGCTGGAAAAGCAGGCATCCGCACAGAAGGAGGCATAGCCATGGCCGTATACACCATCACCCTAAGCGACACCGAAGGCGGAATAGATTTCTCCATGCAAGGCCCGCCGCTGCACGACTCCGAAGCATCGAAGATCGCCTACGCCCTTATGCAATCGACGATGTCCCTAGGCCAGGCACTCGCAAAGCAGAACGGAGTTGGTAACGCCGTTTCCTGCGCCTGCGACGAGTGCCTGGCACGCCGCGCTCGTGGCGAGGAACCGCAACAGGAAATCCACTCCACCAAGGCCAAGAGCCGCACCGTCCATTGAGCGAAACCGCCCCGGCCTGGCCGGGACGGTCTGCCGGACGTGGTGGTCCGGTACTGATGAGCAGCCACCCATGACGAACGAAACCAAGACAGACCGCCAGCGCCGCCTGGCGCGGGAACGCCAACGGGCGAAGCGCGAGCGCGATGCCCTGCGCCGCGCTGCGCTGGGCGGCCGCCGCTTCAACATGGACATGTACCAGGGAACGGCTGATGCACTCGATCTGATCTGCGCGGCCGGGGGCTTCGCCGAGCCGGCCGAGGCGGTCACCTTGCTCCTACACAACGTTGCCGAAATTGCAGAGCGTGACGCGTCACGTTTTGCCGAATTGATCCAAAAGAGAAGCCATCCAGGGAGGACCAAGCGATGAGCCTACGCGCCGTCAACCTCGCAAAAATCCACATCGCCAAGGCCCAGCTGGGCATGGACGATGACACCTATCGCGCATTGCTGGCTCGCGTCGCGGGCGTGCGCTCGGCCAAGGACTTAGGGCCGCGCCAGATCGACCACGTACTGGTCGAACTCCAGCGCCTGGGCTGGAAACCGAAGAGCAACCGGCAAGGCCGGGCGACGCCAAAAGTGCCGCAAAACCGGCAAACCGTGCTGCGCAAAATCACCGCGCTCCTGGCCAGCGCCCATCGCCCCTGGAGCTACGCCGACCACATGGCCCGGCGCATGTTCCAGGTCGAGCGGGTCGAGTGGCTGGACGACAGCCAGCTCTACCGGCTGATGCAGGCGCTTATCATCGATAGGAGCCGCCATGGCCAGGTCTGAGGTGGATCTTCGGGAGGTCCAGGACATGCTGCCGGATACCGTCCGCGACATGGCCGGACGCATAGGACTGCCGGCCACCCTGGTGGTGGTCGAGCAGCTCGGCGGCACGTCCTGGCGGATAGCCGAGGGCCGGGCGCGGAGGGGCGAAGCGCGCCGGGCTGCGCTGGCCGAGCTGGTGGGCAGCGACATCGAGGAGCAGCTCCACACGCACTATCGGGGCGAAGAAATTTACGTGGCCCGCTGCCACAAGGCGCTGGTACGGTGGCGCGATCTGGAGATCGTCGAGCGCTTCGAACAGGGCTTGCGTGATGGGCAAACCGCCCGTAGCCTGCTCAGCGATCTAGCCCGCCAGTACAACCTGTCCGACCGCTGGATATGGGAGATTGTCAACCGGCCGAGCGAGCCGGCACCGCAGCAATCCACCCTGTTCCACTAAGCCGGGGCGCAACGCCCCGGCCGGCGTCTCCGCGCCGATCCTGTCTCAGCCGTTGAACCCCTTCCGCTAATCCCGCGTCGCACTCGCCGCCACGATGGCGGCATGAGCACATCTAGCCCCCCAACGTCTCTACGCAGCCCCCGCGACTACGCCGCCGCCATCCTGGCCGAGCCCAGCCGCGAGCGTCGTAACGCTCTGCTGGCAGCCTGCCCGGTCAACTGGCAGCCGCTTGTTCGGGCGCACGTTGAGGACGCTTTCGCGAAGGTCAAGGCGTATCGCCAGATGATGGACCACCGCGCCGAGTCGATCCGGCGCGGCCCGCCTCCTGCTCCCCGCGTCACCGACACCGATTTCCGCATATCCAACTACACCAAGTCCGCCCCGGAGGTAGGCAATGCGCACCTATCCGCAATTCGGGCAGCGCTCGCAACGGAAGCACCAAATGCCTGATCCCGCATCCACCTCGGCCGGCAGCGCCGCGCTGCTGAAAATGTTCGGCATCCACATAAGCGCGGGCGCCCTGGCTGCCGCCCTGGGCTTCCTGGTCCTGTGGCCCCGAACCATGAAAGAGGGGTTCGCCCGGCTGTTCTGCACCATCGTCGCGTCCAGCGTCTTCGGCCCAATCCTGGTGGTTTACCTGCACTCCAAGCGCCCCGAGTTGTTCGAGTCGGCCCATGTGGTGGCCGGGCTCTACCAGCTGGAGCCAGCGGTCGGCCTGCTGTTCGTTTCCGCTCCGCTCCTGGTGATTGCCGGTCTGCCTGCCTGGTGGCTGATCGGTGCAGCCCTGCGCCTGTTTGAGCGGGACGGCGAATCATGGCTGGGCGCGTTCGCCCAGTGGATAAAACGCAAACTGGAGAACAACTGATGGCCCTTCAACCTCGCGGCATCCGCAACAACAACCCCGGCAACATCGTTTGGTCGGCACGCAACAACTGGCAGGGCCAGCTCCCGCACAACCCGAAGATCGAGCCCCGATTCGCCCGCTTCGACACCGCGCATAACGGCATCCGCGCCCTGGCAAAGCTGCTGCTCAACTACCGCAAGGTCTATGGCCTGCGCACCGTCGAATCGCTGATCGCACGCTGGGCGCCATCCAACGAAAACAACACCCGCGCCTATGCCTCGGCCGTGGCCCGAGCGATGGGAGTTCCGCCGCAGGCCAGCCTGCACCTGGACCAGGCCACCCTGGTCGCCCTGGTGACCGCCATCATTCACCAGGAAAACGGGCAGCAGCCCTACAGCGCCGAGCAGATCGCCCAGGCCGTGCGGGAGGTGCTGTGATGCAGCGCCCCAGCGGAATCAGCCTCAGCGATCTGTTCGCGATCTGCCGTGAAGACCCCGGCAATCGCTGGCTCTGGATACGCCTCTATCTCCGCGACCTGCTGGCCCGCGTCGTGATTCTGGCCTTCATGGCAATTGGTGCCGCAGGCCTCGCCTATGGCCTGGGTGGGGCGTTCGCCTACGGCTTCATGCAGACCGTTGCCTCCTACCAGGTCCAGCTCAGCGTCGAGAAATCGCCATGACCTGGCGCGCCGACCTGATTGTCTTTGTGCTCCTGGTGATGATCTGGACGGCCGGCTGGTGGGGCGGTCGCGAGGCTGGCCTGGCCGATGGGCGCGCCGCCTGCGCCGACGCACAGACCCGCGCATATCGCGACGTCCTGGAGCAATCGGCGGCACAACTGAAGACGGTCCAGGACACCAGCGCGGCTCTTTTCCAGCGCCTGGCCAAGCGGGCCGACAGCGACCAACAAACTACTCGGGAGCTTCGCCATGCCCTGGCCGAAACCGCTGCTGATCGCGCTGCCTGCCGCTTTCCTGCTGGCGTCATGCAGCAGCTCGAAACCGCCCGTCAACGTGCCGCCCAGGCCACTACCGGCGGCCTTGGCTCAACCGTGCCCGACCCCAGTGGCGGTGACTGATGACAGCCCCGATGCCGCCGCAATTGCCCTCAAACAACTCTACGACCAATACGGCGTTTGCGCCGGCCTGCACTGGGACACCGTGCGGCACCTTCAAAAGGACTGATCCGATGACCGAAAAGAAAGCCTCTCCCGAGTTCGAACTGCTGCAACGCATCGACGGCCGCCTGGAGCGCTTCGAGGACCGATTCCCGCAGATCGAACGTAAGGCCGTGCTGTACGGCTCGGCGGCCGGCGCGCTGGCGGGTGGCCTGGTTGCCTGCGGCCTGCTCGCGGCGCGTATCAAGCTCGGTATCTGAGGTAGTCCATGGCGCACCCGAAGGAAACCCGCGACGCCCTGCGCCGCGCCTACGTCCTCGACCGCCAGTCCCTGGAGGTCGCGGCCGCCATGTTCGGCGTCTCCTACGGCACCGCCCGCCGCTGGAAACAGCAGGCGGAAGCCGAGGGGGACGACTGGGACAAGGCGCAATCGGCGCAGTTGTTGGCCGGTGGCGGACTGGAGGACGTTGCGCGCCAGGTGCTGGCCGGCCTGGTGACTCAGTTCCAGGCCACCATGGAGGCCGTCCAGGTAGACGCGGACATCAAGCCCGCCGTGAAGGTGCAACTGCTCGCCAGCCTGGCCGACGCCTACAACAAGACGGTCAGCGCGTCAAAGCGTGTTCTGCCCGAAACATCAGCGCTGGCTACCGCTATGGAGGTGCTCCAGCGCCTGGCCAGCTTCATTCGTGAGCGGTTTCCGCAGCACGCCCCGGCATTCGCCGAGGTACTGGAGCCGTTCGGCGAGGTCATTGCGAAGGAGCTTGGATGATGGACGTTGCAGTTCTCTTCGCCCGGCACGACAGCATCTACAAGAGCCTGTCAGGATGTGACGTGTGGGACATCGAGCGAGACGCCAGGAAATGGCCAGGAGGTACGCCAATTGTGGCACATCCCCCGTGTCGGTCATGGGGCACCTTCCGCCATGTTGCGAAGCCCGTCGATGGCGAGCGTGAATTGGCGTTGTGGGCCGTTGACCAGATTCGACGCTATGGGGGTGTTCTAGAGCACCCAGCCAGGTCCGCTTTGTGGAGGGAGAAACCACTGCCAGAACCAGGTCAGCGGGACGATTGGGGGGGCTGGACCCTTGTTGTGTCTCAATGGTGGTGGGGTCACCGAGCAGAGAAAGCGACCCGTCTTTACATCGTCGGATGCGAGCCTTCGGAACTGCCTGCGATACCGTTTCGTATAGGCCCAGCTTCGCACGTCATTGCCCAATGCCGACTGTTGCCAGACGGTACTCGAAAGCGGAAAGGACATCCCGATTGGCGACCCGAGGTAAGCGCAAGAGAGCGAGAAGCGACACCGGCCGCTTTCGCCTCTTGGTTGTGCCAAGTGGCACGGCTATGCGGTCGGAGGCACTAACGTGAAAGCCAAGTCTTTCCTTTCCGAGCTGACCGAGCTTGCCGTCCAGTTTCGCCGCCAGATCGAGGCCGAGGTCGCAGGCTTCGACCCCGACCCGAAGGCCAGCGCCGCCCGGCGTGAACGGGCCAGCGCGGACTATGAGTATTTCGCCCGGACCTACTTCCCGCACTACGTGAAGCGCGGTAACGCGCTGCTCCACGACTACCTCTACAAGCGGTTACCCGAGCTGGTGGACCACCCGGACGGCCAGCACGAAGCCATTGCGGCGCCGCGTGGTAATGCCAAGTCCACCCTGGTGAGCCAGATATTCGTGATCTGGTGCGTACTCACCGGCCGCAAGCATTACCCCCTGATCATCATGGATGCCTTCGAACAGGCCGCCACGATGTTGGAGGCGATCAAGGCGGAACTGGAGTTCAACCCGCGCCTGGCCATGGACTTCCCCCAGGGCGCCGGCAAGGGCCGCGTCTGGCAGGTCGGCACCATCGTTACGGCGAACGATGCCAAGGTCCAGGTCTTCGGCTCCGGCAAGCGGATGCGTGGTCTTCGACACGGCCCGCATCGTCCTGACCTGGTGATCGGCGACGACCTGGAGAACGACGAGAACGTCCGCAGCCCGGAGCAGCGCGACAAGCTGGAAAACTGGCTGAAAAAGACCGTGCTGTCCCTCGGCTCGGCCGACGACACCATGGACGTCATCATCATCGGCACCATCCTCCACTACGACTCGGTCCTGTCGCGCCTGCTGAAAAACCCTCTGTGGAAGCGGCGCAAGTTCAAGGCGATCATCGAATGGCCGCACCGCATGGACCTGTGGGAGAAGTGGGAGGAACTGCTGCTCAACTCCGACGACGAGGGCGCCGCCGCTCTGGCCTTCTACCAGGAACGCGCCGCCGCCATGGAGGACGGCGCGATCATCTGCTGGCCGGATGGGCAGCCCCTTTACAAACTCATGGTGAAGCGTGCCCGCGATGGGCACTCGGCGTTCGACTCGGAACAGCAGAACGACCCTGTCCAGGGCGAGAACGCCCCCTTCGCCGCCTGCATCACGTTCTGGGTCAACCGCCTGGCGCAGTGGATGTTCTACGGCGCGTGCGACCCGTCCCTGGGTAAGCAAGGCTCCAGTCGCGACCCCAGTGCCATCCTGGTGGGTGGGTTCAATCGGGAAACAGGCGTCCTGGACGTGGTCGAGGCTGCCATCCGCAAGCGCCTGCCGGACAAGATCATCGAGGACATCATCGCCATGCAACGGGCCTATCACTGCCTGGTGTGGGGCGTCGAGGCGGTCCAGTTCCAGGAGTTCCTGCGCACCGAGCTGGTGAAGCGCTCGGCCAAGGCTGGCTGCCCGGTGCCCGCCCGAGCGATCACGCCACACGCCGACAAGTTGCTGCGAATCGAAAGCCTCCAGCCGCACATGGCCAACGGCCTAATCCGTCTGCACCCCAGCCAGACCGTCCTGGAACAACAGCTGCGCCACTTCCCGGCCGCAGACCACGACGATGGCCCCGACGCCCTGCACATGCTCTGGATGCTGGCCACCACGGGGTTCGCGCCGATAGAGGCGACCTTGGTCAAACGCCGGCATGAATACGCGCCCGGCCTTGACGATTCTTTTGACACTGGCGGCCGCTTCGGCGGCGCATGGTAGGTACTACACATGGCACAAATCGTTGACGTCTACGGTAACCCGATCCGAACCCAGCAGTTGCGCGAGCCGCAGACCTCGCGCCTGGCCGGCCTGGCGAAGGAGTTCGCCCAGCACCCGGCCAAGGGGCTGACGCCGGCCAAGCTGGCTCGCATCCTGGTCGAGGCCGAACAGGGCAACCTCCAAGCCCAAGCCGAACTGTTCATGGACATGGAGGAGCGCGACGCCCACCTGTTCGCCGAAATGAGCAAGCGAAAGCGCGCAATCCTTGGCCTGGATTGGGCGGTCGAGCCCCCGCGTAACGCCTCGGCGGCCGAGAAAGCCGATGCCGACTACCTGCACGAGCTGTTGCTCGACCTGGAAGGACTGGAGGACTTGCTGCTCGATGCGCTGGACGGCATCGGCCACGGCTACAGCTGCATTGAGCTGGAGTGGGCGCTACAGGGGCGCGAGTGGATGCCGCTGGCGTTCCACCACCGACCGCAGAGCTGGTTCCAGCTCAACCCCGAAGACCAGAACGATCTGCGGCTGCGCGACAACAGCCCGGCCGGCGAAGCCTTGCAGCCCTTCGGCTGGATCATTCACCGGCCGCGTGCGCGCTCCGGCTATGTGGCCCGCAGCGGCCTGTTCCGCGTGCTGGCCTGGCCGTACCTGTTCCGCCACTACGCCACCTCCGACCTGGCGGAAATGCTGGAAATCTATGGCCTGCCGATCCGGCTGGGGAAATATCCGCCAGGTACTGCCGACGAGGAGAAGGCAACCTTGCTGCGGGCCGTTACCGGCCTGGGCCATGCTGCCGCAGGGATCATCCCCGAAACCATGGCCATCGACTTCCAGCAGGCCGCGCAGGGTAGCAGCGAGCCGTTCCTGGCGATGATGCGGCAAAGCGAAGACGCCATATCCAAGGCGGTCCTGGGCGGCACCCTGACCAGCACCACCAGCCAGTCAGGCGGCGGCGCTTTTGCCCTGGGCCAGGTGCATAACGAGGTTCGGCACGACCTACTGGCATCCGATGCCCGCCAACTGGCGGCCACGTTGTCCCGCGATCTGCTCTGGCCGCTCCTGGTACTGAACCGTCCTGGCAGTCCCGACGTGCGCCGGGCGCCGCGCCTAGTCTTCGACCTGCGCGAGCAAGCCGACATCACCAACATGGCCCAGTCGATTCCGGCACTGGTCAACGTGGGGCTGGAGATTCCCAGTGCCTGGGTCTATGACAAGCTCGGCATCCCGCAGCCTGCCAAGAATGAGCCAGTTCTGCGTTCGGCTGCGCAGCCTGCGATCCTGAGCCGCCAGCATGGACAACGGGTGGCGGCCTTGGCCACCATCGTAGGCCCGCGCTATGGCGATCAGCAGGCCCTGGACAAGGCGCTGGCTGACCTGCCGGCGAAGGACATGCAAAACCAGGCCAACGACCTGCTCGCCCCGCTCCTGGAAGCGGTCAACCGCGGAGACAGCGAAACCGAACTACTCGGCGCCCTCGCCGAAGCGTTCCCGGACATGGATGACAGCGCCCTGACGGACGCGCTCCACCGGCTGCTGTTCGCCGCCGATACCTGGGGCCGCCTCCACGGCAACCTGGACCGGATCGACTGATGGCCGCTCCGACCGAGGCCGATCTGCGGGCCATCTTCGCCCTGCGGCCGGCCGCCGCCATCGAGTACCTGGAGCGCAAGGGCTTCGCGATCACCTGGAACTGGCATGACGTTGACGCGGCCACCCACGCCCGCGCTCTGACCGTTGCCAGAGCTGCACGCCTGGACGTGTTCCAGGACATTCGCGACGCCCTGGTCGAGAACCTGGAGCGCGGCGAAACGCTACGAGATTTCAAGCGCAACCTGCGGCCGACCCTGGAGGCTAAGGGCTGGTGGGGTCGCCAGGTGGTGGTCGCGCCGGATGGCGGCGCCGAGGTCGCACAACTGGGCAGCCCGCGCCGCCTGGATACCATCTACCAGACCAACATGCAGTCGGCGTACATGGCAGGGCGCTACGCGGCTGCCTACGAGGCGAGGGAAACCCACCCTTACTGGATGTATGTAGCGGTGATGGACGGCGTTACCCGACCCAGCCATGCCGCCCTGCATGGGAAAGTGTTCAGGTGGGACGATCCGATCTGGCAGCACATCACCCCGCCCAATGGCTACAACTGCCGGTGCCGGATCGTTGCCTTGACGGAGGCCGCTGTCCGCCGTCGCGGCTTGACCGTCGAGTCCAGCCTCGGCCGGACGGGGCAGGTCACCGTCGAAACTGGGGTTGACAAGCGGACGGGGGAGATTCGGGAACAGACCCTGACCACCCTGGAGACGACCGACCGGGCCGGGCGGAAGATCCAATTCCGTCCCGATGCCGGCTTTGACGGCAGTCCCGTACAGAGTCACCTGATGGACCAGGTGCTGTACGACAAAGCCGAGCGTACCCTGGGGGCACCGGCTGCTATCGACGAGGTACGGGGTGTACTGCTGGACCCGGTCCGCCAGCGCGCCTGGGAGGCCTTCGTAGATCGCGCCGCGTCCCCCCAGGGACAGACCATGTCCATCGGCGTGCTCGACCCGACCGATGTCACCTACGCCGTCGCCCAGGGCGCTCAACTGCGCGCTGGCGTGGTCGCCACCAGCGATACCGCGATTCGTAACAGCGCCGTCGCTCGCGAGCAGCTCGCCAACCTGCCGCAGCGCTTCGCCCGGCCTGACCTTGTGCTGTGGGAGCGCGGCAGCGAGTCGTTGGTCTACGTCGTCCAGGCCGATGGTGCCGCCCTGGCTATCCGTCTGCGCGGCGAGATATACGGACCCGGCCAACTGGAAAATGTCGGCCAGGTTATGGAGATCACCATGGATAGCATCCAGGATGGCCTGGCGACGGGCCGCTACAGGAGAGTGCGCTAATGACAACCAGGATCGACGTCGAGCTGGACGACCAGGAGGTTCGCCAGCGCCTGGCGGTGCTGATGCGCTCGGTGACCGATACGCTGCCGGTCATGCGTGGCATCGCTGCCGAGCTGCTCGCGGAAACTGAGTTCGCCTTTTTGGACGAGGGGCCGGGCTGGCCGCAGCTCAGCCCCGCGACCGTCGCCGCTCGCGAGGCTAAGGGGCGTGGTCCCCACCCGATCCTCCAGGTCACAAACGCCATGGCTCGCTCGGTCACGACCTGGGCGGATCGCAACGAGGCGGGAATCGGGTCCAACCTGGTCTATGCGGCCATCCACCAATTTGGTGGCGACGCCGGCCGGGGTCACCAGGTCGAAATTCCTGCACGGCGGTATCTGCCGTTCGACGAAAACGGCCAACTGGCGACCGGCGCTCGGCAGTCCATTCTGGACCTCGTTATCACCGCGCTATCGCGACAGCGCTAGAAACGCACCACACGCGCCGAAGCGGGGTTAGCCGCTACCTCGCATCAGAGTCGGTGCGTTAACCCCGTTAGAGCCCCGTTAGAAATCGCTCCAGCGCCATTCGTGTGCCAGGGTTTGGCCAGAAGATGGCGCCGGACGGTTTCCGCAGTCGTTGAACCCCTTCATGTGACCGCTGCTTTCTACCGTCGCCACCATTGGCGGCATGGAAAAGAACCGCCTACTCGTTGCCATCGCCGCCTGCTCGTTCCAGCTTCCCCAGCTGGAGGATGGCAGCGCCTGGATTCAAGTCACTCCAGCTGGTGAGTTCCGGCCCACGGACGGGCGCCCCATGGACGTGCCGGCCTGGAGGATCGATGCCGCCAGTGCCGCCGCCGTGATCGACCGGGCCAGGGCACGCAAGACACCGCCTGTCCTGGACTATGAGCACCAGACCCTCAAGAAAGAGGAAAACGGCCAGCCGGCGCCTGCTGCTGGCCGCTTCCTCGATTTCGAATGGCGCGAAGGCTCCGGTCTGTGGGGCCGTGTCGAATACACCGCCCGCGCCGCACGGATGATCGAGGACGGTGAGTACCTCTACTTCTCGCCGGTCTTCAGCTACGCCCCGGACGGCACGGTCCTGTCGATTCTGATGGGCGCCATCACCAACGACCCCGCCATCGATGGCATGGAGCCGCTCGCCCGCCGAGCGGCGGCCACCTTTGGCCTTTACCCCACCCAAGAGGAAACCTCCGTGGATGAACTCCTGAAAGCCATCATCGCGGCGCTGTCGCTCAAGGAAGGGGCGACCGAGGCCGAAGCCATCGCCGCCCTGACCGCGCTCAAGCCGGCCTTGGACGCACAGGCGGCCAGCCTGGCCACGCTGCGCGAAACCCTCGGCCTGGCCAAGGACGCTAGCGTCGAGCAGATCGCCGCCGCCACCAGCCAACTGAAAAAGGCCGACCCGAGTCAGAAACCCGACCCGGCCAAGTTCGTGCCCTTGGAAGCTGTGACGGACCTCCAGGAGCAAATCGCCGCTCTGACCGCACGCCTCAATGGTGGCGAGCTGGACAGGCTGGTCGGTGCTGCGCTCCAGGACGGTCGCCTGCTGCCCTCCCTGGAGCAGTGGGCACGCGACCTGGGCGGTAAGGACATCGGCCAGCTCAAGGCGTACCTGGACAAGGCCGCGCCGATTGCCGCGCTGACCCGCCTGCAAGGCCGCCAGCCGGAGGGCGACACCCACAACCTCACCGACGCCGAGATGGAGGCCGCCCGTCTGACCGGGATCAGCCCCGCCGACTACGCCAAGGCAAAAGGAGCCTGACCCATGGCCATCATTACTCCGGCGCTGATTAGCGCACTGAAAACCTCGTTCCAGAAGCACTTCCAGGACGCCCTGGCGACGGCACCCAGCACCTACCTCCAGGTTGCTACGGTGATTCCGTCCACCACCGCCAGTAACACCTATGGCTGGCTGGGGCAGTTCCCCAAGCTGCGCGAGTGGATCGGTCAGCGTGTCATCAAGGACATGGCGGCCCAGGGCTACCAGATCACCAACAAGCTCTTCGAATCGACCGTGGGCGTAAAACGTACCGACATCGAGGACGACAACCTCGGCGTCTACGGACCGCTCATGCAGGAAATGGGGCGTGCTGCCGGCGCGCATCCCGACGAGCTGGTCTTCGCCCTGCTCAAGGCCGGCAACGCCAATCTCTGCTACGACGGTCAAAACTTCTTCGACACCGATCACCCGGTCTATCCGAACGTGGATGGCACCGGCACGGCGACCACCGTTAGCAACCTGTTCGCGCCGGCCGCTGATCCGGGGGCGGCCTGGTATCTGCTCGACACCAGCCGCAGCCTCAAGCCGTTGATCTACCAGGAGCGCATGAAACCGTCGTTCACTTCGATGACCAAGGAAGACGACGAGCAGGTCTTCATGGCCGACGAGTACCGCTACGGCGTGCGCTCCCGCTGCAACGTCGGCTTCGGCTTCTGGCAACTGGCGGCGATGTCCACCGAAGAACTGAACCAGGTCAACTTCGAGAAAGTTTACGACGCCATGCGCAACCAGAAGGCCGACGGCGGCCGTCCGCTGGACATTCGTCCGAACCTGCTGGTGGTGCCGACCACTCTGCGCTCCAAGGCCAAGGAAGTGGTCGGGGTGCAACGTCTGGCCAATGGCGCGGACAACCCCAACTTCGAACTGGTCCAGGTACTCGATACCGCCTGGCTCAACTGATAGCCCCCAGACGGAACGCCTGCCAGGCCAAGGATGGCCACCTTCTTCCAGCTACAGGAGACACGACATGGCACGCCAGAACTCTGCGGCCAAGACCACCGCAAAATCCAAGACCGATCCGGCGACCGAAAAGCCCAAGGACGAAACTCTGCCGGGCTCCACGGACGCCACTTCGTCCACCGCACCCGAGGCATCCGCCGCCAAGCCCCAAACTGCTCCGGCGACCGAGAAGCCCAAGGACGACACTCTGCCGGACTCTATGGACGACGCTTCGCCCACCGCACCCGAGACGCCCGCCACCAAGCCAGACAGCGCCTCGGACGAGGTCGAGGGCGTCTTTGTTCGGGCCACCGTCGAGCGCCGTTGCCGAGCGGGTTTCTGCTTCGACAAGGAAGGCCAAGGCTTCGCTGACGGCGTGCTGAGCGACGAGCAGTTGGAGGCTCTGGAATCGGACCCGCTGCTCAAGGTCGAGCGCTGCACCTTTTCCGGCAACCAGGAGGGCGAGTGATGAATCACGCCATTGCCCAGTTGGACATCGCCGCGCAGATCGCCGAGCACAACGCTCCAATCAGCGAGGCTCAGGGTGACGCCGCTCAGGCCGAGTTGCAGCACCAGGTTGCCGCCGACTGCCGCGAGGCGCTCGACGTCCTGGAACAGTTGGAGTCGCAGCTGTGAGCTACTGCACGCTGGCCGACCTGATCGAGCAGTACAGCGAGCAGAAAATCCGCGAGCTGAGTGACCGCGTCAATAAACCGGCCACAACCATCGACACGGTGATCGTGGATCGCGCCATCGCTGATGCCGACTCAGAAATCGACCTGCATCTGCACGGCCGATACCAGTTACCGCTCGCCAGCGTGCCAACAGCGCTCAAACGCATTGCCTGTGGCCTGGCCTACGCCAATCTGCACATCGTTCTAAAGGAAGAGAACCCGGTCTACAAAACGGCCGAGCATCTGCGAAAGCTGCTGTCGGGCATCGCCAACGGCAAGTTGAGTCTGGCCCTGGACGCTGATGGCAAGCCGGCGCCCGTAGCCAATACGGTGCAGATAAGCGAAGGCCGTAACGACTGGGGGGCCGACTGGTGAGCGACCCGTTCGACTACCTGTTCCTGGAACCGTTGCTGATCGAGCGTATCCGCTCAGAGGTTCCTGGGCTGGCCATCGTTTCCGGGGTGCCCGATCTGGCGGCCTTGAGTGAGCAGGACCAGCCCGCCCCCAGCGTCTATGTCGTCTATCTCGGCGACGAAATAGGCACCGGAGCGGATCACCAAGGGGGCAGGCGCGCCATTCAGGCCATCGGCCAGCAATGGGCGGTTGTGCTGGTGGTGCATTACGCCGACTCGTCGAACTCCGGCGAAGGAGCGCGCCGAGAGGCAGGACCGCTGCTGGGACGGCTAGTCAAGGCACTGACCGGATGGGCTCCAGCCATCGATGTGGCGCCGTTGGCGCGCAGCGCCCGACAGTCTCCTGTCACCTACGCCAGCGGCTACTTCTATTTCCCCCTGGTGTTCACCGCCAGGTTCGTCTACCCGAGGATCAAATCATGGAAACCGTGAAGGTCACCATCACCGCCGAGAAACCCAATCACACCCATGCCGGCAAGCCGGTGGCGCAGGGCGACGAGATCGAAGTCAGCCGCGCCGATGCCGAGTTCCTGCTGCGCCGTCAATTGATCACCAAGATTCCCGCCGAGCCCAAGGCCGACGAGAAACGCGACAAGTAATGCGCAACATCTGATTCCTACGGAGGCCTCACATGGCACAGGAAACGTATTTCTACGGGCAAGGCGAGATTGACGCCGCGCCTATCGTCAACGGCGTTCTCGGCAAATGGCGCTGGATTCAAGATGTCTCGGCCATGAGCATCCAGCTCGCAGTCGAGAAGGTCGAGCACAAGGAAAGCTACAGCGGCCAGAAAGCCCTGGTCCGAAGCTTCCCCATCGGCAAGACCGCCACCGTCAGCATGACCTTGCACAGCATCGACCCGGATAACCTGGCGCTCACCCTCTATGGCAAGGTCGTGACCAAGGCGGCCGGCTCTGTGACGGGTGAGTCGCTCCCCGCCGACCTGGTGGCTGGTGATGTAATCCGCCTGGCCAATCCGGGCGTCAGCGAGCTGGTCATCACCGACAGCGCGAGCACTCCGGTGCCCCTCGACCCGCAGTATTACGCCCTGCGAGCCGATGGCGCCTACGGTGAGGTCCAACTGCTGGGTCTGCCGACGCCGGCCCCGACCCAGCCGTTCAAGGCGGCCTACGAGTATGCCGCGACCCGCCAGGTAGGCATGTTTACCGCGCCGCAGCCGACCATCGCCCTGCGCTACAAGGGCATCAACCTGGCCGAAGGCGGCGCGCCGGTTATCGTCGAGCTGTTCAAAGTCGCAACCGATCCGCTTCAGGAGCTGGCATTGATCAGCGACGGCAACACTGTCGCCGGTATGCAGATCAGTGGCGGAATCCTACTGGACACCAGCAAGCCGGATACCGGCGACCTGGGGCGCTTCGGCCGCATTATCCAGTTGGGCTAATGCCATGACCAGGAAGAAGCCTGTGAATCCTCGCGGCCAGCCGGCCGACTCGGCGCCCGACGACAGCCTGGGCGTTCTGTTCCCCGACCGTCAACTGGCGGTCGGGGGCGTCGAGGTAACCGTGCGCGAACTGACCTTCAGTGAGCAACTGCGCCACAACCATCTGCTCGCTCCGCTGGCCGATGCCCTGGCGGCAGTTCCCCCGGAGCAGCTCGACGGACCGGAATCGATCAACGTCATCTTCGACGCCCTGGCTCGGCACGCTGACGCGCTGCGCGAGCTGCTCGCCATCAGTTGCGGCCAGTCCGTGGACTGGGTGGACGCGCTGCCGGCAGATGACGGCGAAGCTCTGGTACTGACCTGGTGGACGGTGAACAACGGTTTTTTCGTGCGACGGCTCTGGCGGCCACGCCTGCTGGCCATGGCACTGGCCAGCTCGCCACCTGGGGCCGAATCTTCGCCGACCTCGTCCGCGCCGGGCACTGTCGCGAGTCCCTCGGCCACTACACCGGGCGGCAGTTGATCCTCTACTGGAAGGAAGCGCAGGCCGCTGAGAGGCGCGAGCAGGCCCGAGAGGTTCGGGCGGTGATGTTTGGCATGACCGGTGGCAAGGAAGCCACCGCCTTCCTCAACGAGTTGGAATCCTGAGATGGCGAACAATCAGCAGCTGACACTGGCCCTCCGCATTCGCGCCGATCTGAACGACGCCCAGGACGCGCTGCGTCGTCTGAACGGTAATGTCGATGAACTGGGCCAGAGCACCAGGACAGCCGCGCGGGATGCTGACCAACTGAATGCCGCCACCCAGCGCATCGGTGGCGGCATGACGGCCCTTGCTGCCTCCATCAAGGCCGCTGCGCTGGGGCTGGGGGCGCTGTTCAGCATTCGGGAGATCATCCAGACCACCGACGCCTGGACCAACCTCCAGAACCGGCTGCGCCTGGTCACCAGCACCCAGGCTCAACTGGCGGCGGTGACCGATGACGTATACCGCATCGCTCAGTTGACCAGCTCCGCGCTGGACTCCACCGCCACCGTCTACCAGCGTTTCGCGCAGAACGCCGACCGGCTGAACATCAGCCAGCGGCAAGTCGCATCGCTGACTGACACGGTGGCCAAGTCCATCGCGATTTCAGGCGCCAGTGCGCAGAGCGCCGAGGCGGCCCTGGTCCAGTTTGGCCAGGCTCTGGCGTCGGGCGTTCTGCGTGGCGAGGAATTCAACTCGGTCAGCGAGCAGGCGCCCGCGCTGCTGAAAGCAATTGCCGATGGCCTCAACGTCAATATCGGCGAGCTTCGCAAGATGGCGAACGAAGGCCAGTTGACGGCTGACGTCCTGGTGGACGCCTTGAGCAATGCGGCGGCCGGCGTGAACGATCAGTTCGCCACCCGCATCAAGACCGTTTCGATGGCAGTCCAGGAACTGGAGAATGCGTTCACTCGCCTGGTAGGTGAGTTCACCAATGGCCGAGGTGCGGGCGAAGCGCTGGCCGGTGCCATTTCCGGGGTCGCCAATGTCATGGACGGCCTGAGCGATAACGCCGAGCTACTGGGCACCGCCCTGGATGCCGTGATGGTGACGGCAGCCGGGCGAGCGGTGGCGGCCATCACCGGGCTGACCACTACCTGGCTCAGCAACGCGGCGGCCAGCCGCGCCGCTGCCATCGCCGGCGCTCAGAAAGCCACGGCCGACGAAGGCGCCGCCGTGGCGGCCCAG